CGAGAAATTCTAGGTGATATTATCAAAGAAAATCTAGAAACTACCAAAGAATCTGGACTTCCGTTCTTTTAAATGCCTGCTCTGCGTAGGCGTTGGTCCATGGTTTGTAATGTAGACTTTAATTGAGCTAGTTCATCACTGCCGCCTGCGTCAGCACCGGCTGCGCTCTGTGGACTAGGAGCAGATACTCCAGGAGAACCAGCAGTTCCGCCACCACCAAATTGTTGACCAGCACGTGCAGCGTTGTAACCATGGACAGCACCACCAAGTCCAGCGCCTACTGCTTGAGTAGCACCACCGACTGCTTGACTGGCTATATCTCCGATACCTTTGACAATACCTGTGCCTGCTGATCCTAATCCCTTAGCAACATTACTAACACCTTGACCTACTGCTGGAGCATTTTTAGCTACAGCCTGGGCACCTGTTTTAATAGCAGAGCTAACTGTACCGGCTGCTTGCTTCAATCTATCAACAGTGCCTGGTCCTGCTGATTGAGTAGGAGCAGGTTGTGTTGTTGGCGCAGTAGTCGGAGTTGTAGCTGGAACAGCCGATGTACCTGCTCCGGGAACAGTTACTGGATTAATTGGCATAGCTGTGCCTTTTCCAAAACTTACAGGATTAGTTGCTTGTTGAGTTTGAACTCCTGTTCCCTTTCCTCCAGGAACCACAGTTAAGTTAGGAGCAGGCTTTGTGACAGGTGCTGTTCTATTAGCTGCCATCTCTTTTTCTTTTCTAGCAAGATCAGCGAATGCTTCATTATTAACGGATTCATTTACTGCACTAATTAACTGTTCAATCTTCATATTTGTTCCTTAGGGGATTACGATGTTTTATTTATAATCTATCTACTAAAGTGAACTGCGTTCACTTGCTCTATCGCTCACGCTCAGAGCATTTTTATATATGAAACAATATTAACTACGAAGTAGTTTTAAATATTATCTAGATTCGTCAGTCACAATTGCCCGTTTTCACGGGCAAAATAAAAAGAAGAACATTATCTGAGTTCTTACAGTCACTAGTGTTAGAGCATTACAGAGGCGGTCATCCGGTACCTCGAGCTCAGTTATTTGTGCTTTCGCACTTGACGGCGGCTTACAAATATACACTAACATATTTGTAAACGTGTAGTTTTAACTACTCATTGGGCCTATATTCACTCTATTCAAACAATCAAACCGCAGGCATTTTGCGATCGTGGTCCTGTTAAGGATACTGATTGAGTACTCTTGGCGGCAAGAGATTTCCCTCCCTGCGATCCGAGATCCAGGTTCTAGGGCGTCTGATATTAGCTGACGCTTGCTTGTTACCGCTTACGGTGCCTAAATTTTTGTTTTAATGTGAGAGCCATGTACACGGACCTGTATATGTCCGTTATAATAATCGTCTGATTCTAATACTTTGCGGTCGAATTGTTCGCGGGCCTCAATGTAAGATGTTTCTGCTTTTGATTTACAATAATATAATATTTCGCGAGAGAAATTTTCTTTGCCTAATGATGTGATGTCTGCTGTTAAGTTAGGACTGGACCCGTAATATTCCTGCCAGTCGCTGTCGATTTTGCTTCGAATCTTCTTTTTCTTCTTGGTGCCGTTCTTTAACTTTACAGTCTTGTAGGTCGTTTTACTAAATTTTGCTAATTTTTTACCGATGTACTTGCGACCAGTAAGTGTGTTGGTGATACAATAAACAAACCCAACACACTCCTCTGGTAGCTGTTCCACTACCTGTCCTTGATAAGTCCAGGTCATTGATCACTTAGCTGCCTTAGCTTCCTTGCGAGCGTTCTTCTCAGCAGTGATTTCATTGCGTCGAGCTTTGACAGCCTTGCCTAATTCAGCTAATGCTTTGCGAGCACGAGTACCAGCGGCGCTGTTACCTGCTGTAAACTTGGCATCTTCTGCCAGGAATTCTGCTACGTGTTGTTGTAATTGTTCTGTTGTTGACATTTTTATCTTCCTTTAATTGGTGGTCTACCACGCTTCTTTGGGATAGCTTTTAATCTATCTCTTTCTAACTTCTCTTCTTTTTTCATGTTCTTGAGATTTTGTTTGTTCTCAAAATACGCTTCTTTACAGGTTTTATTCATTTCTCTCTCTAAGGTCATCATGTTCCTTAGATTTTTTCTTACTGCTAATCCTGTATCGTAGCCCACATGTTTAATGAATACTAGATGATAGTTATGTAAATTTACGGCATGCTCTATATATTTTGAATATAGAGCCTTGTATTTTTCCATTTTCTCATTCGACATAGTCTATATCATTACTATAACTGGTAAAACCGTTCTCTTTGACTACTCTCAGTACGTTGTTTACTCGTCCTACTAATTCATCCTTGTGTGATATTAAGTATATATTCTTATTGCGTTCTCTGGCCATTTTTTTCAGTACTGCTAGTCCAGCCTCTACTCCGGCTGCGTCCATGCCAGCATCCATGAGTTCATCAACAAATAATAAATTGATACTTTGATACAGTCCTTCCCATACATCGCGGAAGGCAAAGCTCATACTTAAGATCAATCTGTTACGCTCACCACGACTCAGATTATCAAAATCGAGATCTTGCCCTAGTTGAGTAATTTCAACTGAGAGATCATTTTGGAAAACTACTCTATGCGGAAGTCCTAGCTTGTCGATATAGTAGCTTAGTCGTTTATTTAAGTAACTCAAGTTTTGATCTATGATTTTCTTACGAATAAATGAGTCTTTGTTGGTCAATAGCTTGTGTAAGAACTCTTGATGGTCCTTGACACGAGTCAATTCGTTGATTCCGTTCCAATTAATTTCTTGGATAGCAGTCTTTTTAAGTTCTTCAATCTGCTCTTGATAAGGATTGGCTTCATCAATTTTAGCAGTTAAACTCTTTTCTAAACTGTCTAAGTTGTTTTTATGACCCAGTGCTTCTGCTTCTGTGTCATAAAACGTCTGAGGACGATGTGGTTGTTCACCAATAACACTGATCTCTTCAACAATTTTAACAAGGTCTGAGGCAACTTTATCCAAATACTTCTGTGCTTCTTCTAATTGTTGTACTGCGTTGGCAGACATTTCTTCGTGTTTATGATCTTGTAGCTGTTGTTCACAGGCATGACACTTTTTATCTGCCAGGCTACTGAGATCTTTGATATACTTGTTAACAGTTTTCTCAGCTTGGATCACAGCAGACTCTAATGTAGCCCGCTGTTTGCTAAGATTTTTAATCTTTGTATCGTTGTCTGCCCATAGTTTAAGCTGGGCATGTGCTAATAACTCTGCTTCAATGTCAACATTCTCAAGTCGCATCATGGCACGACCTAGATTTTCAATGTCCGCTTCTTTCTTTGTGTCCCAGGCACTGCTTTTAATATTCAAACTGTCAATGCTACGCTGTACATTTTCATTGGCGGCTTTGATACCTTCAATTTTAAATGTCTCTTGTTGGATAGCATCCTTGCTTTCTTTGACTAGAAGTTTAAGTGCTTCTGCTTTTTCACTTAATAGTGTAATGCCCAGCAGTTGTTCAATGACTTCACGTTGTTCCGCTGCCTTCATACTCAGGAACGGCTCTGTATAAGTGTTTAACGCCACAAGGTGTTTGAACATTGTGTGCGACATTTCCAGCATTTGTTCAATGGCTTTCTGTGTTTCGCGACTATCACCTTGGCTGTCATCTTCAACTTCATCAGTTTTTAATTGATTATCATTGACAAATAGTTTGAGTACATTGGGTTTACGTCCACGTTCAATGCGAAACTTACTGCCGCCCTTCTCAAACTCAACTGTGACCAACATGTTTTTACCGTTGGTCTTGTTGATCAAGTTTTCTTTTTTAATGTTTGTCAGAGCTTGCCCGTACATTGCGTAACTTAGGGCATTGACAATGGTAGTTTTACCTGTGCCATTGCGTGAGCCTGTGTCATCACCGCCCAGGTCAACGTTCTCACCTAACACCAATGTCAAGTGTTCTTTGTCAAAGCCTACTGCTTGAGTCTGGTTGCCCACACTCATAAAGTTCTTTACTGTAAGATTTTTTAATTTAAACATTAGAGGTTATTATAAATTTCTAACAAAGTGTTCTTGTCAAACTGACCGTTTTCAATGTTAACTAGTTGTTCTGTTACAATCTGATCTACACTTTCAAATGTAGCATCTGGATTATCGTCAATAGTGCCTTCCAAGTTTGTTTTATCTTGGATCAAACTGATTTCTCTGATATCATATTCCTTGACAAATGTTTCTTTGATGAAGTTTGCTTCTTCAAAGCTGATATCAATGTCAAGATTTACTTTGATGTGCATCTTTGACTTCATGATCTCATCTTTCTTGTCAATGAGATCACTGAGTTTTACAGTTCTGTACTTAGGACAGTCAGGCCAATTAATAAACTGTGGTTCACCGCCCCACTCTAAAGTCATCATACCGCGATCGTCGTCCCAGGTATCGGCAAAGTTATGCGGAAACGCATTGCCCATGTAGACAATTTTATCACGCTGTTGACGTTTATGGAAGTGCCCACTGAACACATAGTCTGGTTTAGTAAAGTGAATTGACTGTAACTCGCCATGATCTGGCATCTGTACCATGGCATTCATGTAGAACAAGGGCAATTCAAAATGCCCAAATACATATTTGCTATCTAGTTCTGTCATTTTCTTCCACTCATCGCCTACTAACCAAGGAACAAGCGTAACGTCGCTAATCGTAGTTACATGATCCACAACGGTTACACCGGGAATATGTCGACCGAACATTGAGCTATGAATGTCACGCTTGTCCTTGTAGAATAAATCGTGGTTGCCTGGAAACCAAAAGAACTGCTCAAAGGCAGCTCCTAGCTTTTCTAAACAGCGTAGGCTGGTATCTAGTGTAATTAAATTAAGACTGTTGCGGTTATGACTCCAATCTCCAAGGAAGATTGCTGTTTCGCAGCCTGCCTTTTTAGATTCATCAATAAACCAGTCTACAAATTCTTCGCAATCGCGTAGGTGTGTTGTTGAATTGGACTTAAGA